AGTAAAACGGTTGACAAGAAAACCACGAGTTTCGAGTTTCCCGACGCGAATGGCAGTTATGTTCAAGACCTCGGAAACACGGGGCGAAAGTATCCGCTTCGGGTATTCTTCTGGGGCGGCGATTATGACATCAAAGCCGAAGCTTTCGAAGCGGCATTGTTGGAGCGTGGGACGGGTATGTTAGAGCATCCAATTTACGGTGTTATCGATGTGGTCCCGTTCGGCACTATTACCCGCCGCGACGATCTAAAAACAGGCGCTAATCAAGCCGTATTCGAGATCACATTCTTTGAAACAATAGGGTTGATTTATCCGACGTCCCAAAGTGATCCCGCGAGTTCAGTACTAAACGCGGTTGAAGAATACAACAATTCGGTTGCGCAAGAATTCGAGAACGTAACAACGCTAGATAATGCTGTCGACGCGGTGACATTTAAAAACGACTATCAATCGTTATTAGACTCAGCTAGCACGGGCTTGCAATCCGTCGCTAATGCGCAAGATAATGTGAGGACCCAATTTAACGCGGTGCGGGATTCTATAAATCAGGGTATTGACATACTCATAGCCGAACCGCTGACGCTAGCTTTTCAAACAACCATACTATTGCAGGCGCCTGCTAGGGCCGCGATCAATATAACGGACCGTTTGGAGGCATACAAAAACCTTGCTGATGGTATTATAACGGGTGACAACGCCGTCGTTACGCCGAGTTTTAACGCTAGCAGCTCAAACGAGTTTCACACTAATGATCTATACGCGTCTACTTATGTCACGGGCTCCGTCGTTTCTGTGGTCAATACTCAGTTTACGACTAAAACCAGCGCAATAGAAGCGGCGGAATTAATATTAACCCAGTTAGACGAAGTGACTAATTGGCGCGATGCGAATTTTGCAGCCCTTTCAGAGATTGACACCGGCGAAGCATACCAGCAATTACAAGAAGCCGTCGCGCTCACGGCGGGGTTTTTAGTAGAAATTTCATTTACATTGTTACAGGAGCGTCGCGTCATATTAGATCGCGACCGAACTATTATAAATTTAGTCGCAGAATTCTACGGAAGTGTAGACGACCAGCTCGATTTTTTCATAAATTCAAACAGCTTGACCGGCTCGGAAATACTCGAAGTCCCGAGGGGGCGCGAAATTGTCTATTATATATAACGTTCTAGGTGGGGATACATTCGAGACCGTTTCGCGCAAAAAGTACGGAACGGAGAACGAAGCGGGTCGAATAGCCGAGTCTAACCCAGGCGCAGCGTTACCGCTTGCGGCTGGTACGACGTTAACAATACCAACGCTACCCAACAGCCCCCAAAATGCGCCGCAATCAGCAGCAAGCGCTACAGAGGACGAGGTGGCGATACTGATCAACGGCGCCCAATTTCGGTTTTGGGATTCTATTAGGATAACCCGCTCGATAGATTCGATGGACACGGTGGAATTTGGTGCGCCTTTTGACGCCGAAGCGCCAGGTTTTAAGGAATCATTTCGCCCGTTTAAATTTAAGCCCGTTGTGATCACCGTTGGCGGAGCTTTGCTATTCACCGGAACAATGGTCACGGTTAATCCCGTAATAGAAAACGCGCAAAAGATAGTATCCGTTAGCGGGTATTCGCTACCCGGCGTTTTAAATGATTGCACTGCGCCCGCTAGTATGTACGGGGAGCAGGGAAGCAAGCTGCAAACAGATGAACAGTATTTGTCCGAGATAGCCACAACATTAGCGGCCCCGTTCGGCGTGAGTGTTAAAATGGAAGCCGACCAAGGCCCACCACTCACACGCGTAGCATTAGAGCCAGGCAAAAAAATACTTAATTACTTGACAGACTTGGCGAAACAAAAAAACCTAATTATTGCTAGCTCGTCGCGCGGTGAATTGGTTTTTTTGCAGTCGTCAGACGGGGGTTCACCCGTTGCTATACTAGAGCAAGGAAAGGCTCCGTTATTATCAGTAGCGCCGTTTTTCAGTCCCCAAGAATACTACAGCCATCTAACCGGCATAGCCCCGGTCGGCGTTGGCAGTCCACCGCAAGCCCCCTTTACAGTAAAAAACCCGCAGTTACAAGGTGTTTTACGGCCGCTGACATTCAACGCGCCCGACACAGAGGAAGCAGGCATCGTCGCAGCGGTAAAAGCTAAAGCGGGGCGTATGTTTGCGAACATGGCCGCCTATGCTGTCAGAGTCGCAACGTGGCGAGATCCGAACGGTAATTTATGGGCGCCTAATTCTTCCATTCGATTGCTTGCCCCCGACGCCATGATATACAAAGAATACGAATTTATTGTTCGCTCTGTGGAATTTGAGCAAGACAGCAAGGCGCAAACCGCAACACTTAACTTAGTGATCCCTGGCGCGTTCAGCGGAAAAATACCGGAGTTTTTACCATGGGACGGCTAGCCGTATTACTGTCATTCTTACGAACCACTAAAAACGGCGCCAAGGTGTCTGACGTTAAAGTCGACCCGGGCGGGGGCGCGAACGTAACAGCCGAGCATTTCTCAGCACCGGGGGACGATTCGCACCCATTGCCTAATGATTATGTGGCTTTAAACGGTGACAGCGGCACGGGCCGAGAATCCGCTATTGGTTATTTAGACCCTACAAATGAGCCCAAAGCGCTACCAGGCGATAAAAGGATATACGCGCGCGACGAGAACGGCGTTTTAATTGCTGAAATTTGGCTAAAAAATACGGGTGAAGCGACTATTTCAAACGACAACGGTTCTGTTACGTTAAGAGCCGACGGCGGAGTTATAACCACAACGCCCGAAAGCACCTTTGACGCCAAGGCCGACGGCAGTATAAAAGGCGATAACAGCAATGGTTCTTTCGAACTAGAGGTAAATGGTGATTTTTTAGTAAACGGTGTTACTATAGATACGAGCGGCAACATATTAACAGCCGGAACGTTAAACGCTGACGATGTGACAGCGGACAATCAAGACGTAACACTTAGTACACACGAAACGCCATCATTCAACGCGCCACCGACACCGGGGACATAATGACAGCACAACAGGGCGACATTAGTTTATTTCAGACACCCGACGGTGGTGACATTACAGTCGACAGCGGCATGGTTATCATGGGTGGCGGACTAAATACGGCCGTTTATCTGTCGCTTTTTGGCGGCAATGAGGATGATGACGGGCGCCCGAATAATCCCGCTAATTGGTGGGGCAATATTGGCGAGGAAAACCCGTCAAGAGAGTATCACAGCGAAACACAAAATTTACTTCAAGGGCTGCCAGCGACAACCGGCAATCTTAAACGACTACAGGACGCAGCGGTCCGCGACTTAGCTTGGATGCTAAATGACAGCGCCGCGTCTTATATAAATGTGGTTGCTAGCATTCCGGGCGTAAATAAAATTAAATTAACAATTGATATCGAAGCGCTTGGCCAAGAGTCTCGATTCGAGTTTGTCGAAAATTGGAAGGCGGGATCATGAGTTTACAGACACCTACCACAAAAGATATCAGCGACAACATAATCGCGCAGTTAGAAGCGTCGCTTAATCAGTCCATACCGTTGTTGCCTAAAGCATTCTTACGAGTCTTAGCTAAAGCACTCGGAGGCGTTTTCATCCTACTGTATAAATATGCAGGCTTTATGTTTTTACAAATGTTTGTGCAAACGGCCAGTATCAGCGAAACCACAATAAACGGCAAAACGGTGTCACCATTAACGCAATGGGGCCGTTTGATTGGCATAGGCGACCCCGTTGCTGCGACCAACGCCGAGCTACTTATAGACATAACAGTCGATAATCAAACGGGCACATTACCCTCAGGGTCTCAGCTAGTTAATTCAGCCAACGGCGTGACATATATAACAATTGGCACGATAAATTTAAACGCGTCAACGGTGCAAGTCACGATACGCGCTTCGGCAGACCAGCAAGGCGGGGGCGGCGCGGGTGTCATCGGCAATTTAGAGATCGCGGACGTTGTTAGCTTTGCCAACCCGCTAGCAAACATTAACCGTAACGCAGTCGTGGACTCTCAAACAGTCACAGGCGCCAACGCAGAGTCAACCGAAGCGTATCGCCAGCGAATAATAGACCGATTCCAGAAACGGCCGCAGGGTGGCGCATACTCGGATTATGAGGGATGGGGCGAGGAAGTTGTCGGGATCATAAACGTTTACCCGTACACGGGCGACCCTGGCGAAGTCGATTTATATTCAGAGGCCACGGTCGCTAGTTCTGGATCAGCCGATGGCATACCCACATCACCGCAATTACTAGCAGTACTTAACTCGGTTAATTTTGACCAAGACGGTTTAGCATCAAGGCGCCCCGTTAATGCGTTTGTCAACAGTAACGCAATTACTCGAACAGGTTTTGATGTAGAGGTTGACGGGATAGTCGTAGACGATTTAGCAGCAGTACAAGCAGAAATTACAGCGGCTATCACACAGTATTTTTTAGACCGCGAACCGTTTATTATAGGCTTAAGCATACCACCTAGACGGGACCGGATAACTCAGGGCGCGGTCATAAGTATTGTTGACAGCATCGTCAGCGCGTCGGGCGGAATATTCGACACAGCTACGATAGAAGAAACGGACACAACGCCCGTGGCAACCTACCAATTAGGTATCGGAGAAAAAGCGAAAGCGGCTAGCATAGGGTTTATCTAATGTTTCTTAGAATTTTTCAGCACTTACTACCTAACGCTAGAGCGTGGCGCCTAACTGTTGATAAAAAGCTACGCCAATTTTTTGAAGGCTTAACGTTTTTAGGCGCTGATATTAAAGAACATGTGGATTTAGTATGGTCCGACATATTTCCACAAACTACGCGCGAGCTTAACGCGTGGGAAAATCAATTCGGACTACCGGCGACCACATTGACAACGCAAGAGCGCCGAGACCGTTTAGATGCTACTTGGAAAGCATTAGGTGGGCAATCCCCCTACTACATACAAACATCACTACAGAACGCGGGGTTTAACGTGTTTGTGCACGAATGGTGGGAGTTGTCTTATATCGTAGAATGCGGCGAGACCTTAGCCGAGTGTGGCGAACCCCTAGCAGAAGCGGGCAACATTAT